ATCAGACTGATTGGGTTGTTACCAAATCGCAGTACAAACACATACAATGAAATACTGAATTTATGGGGCGAGAGAACTTCTATCCTGGGTGAGCTACACATAAAGCATTACGATAACGAAGGAAATAGAATTATAAATACCCATAGCGGTAGGCCGGATACAAGTTTTCTTGTAAAAGTGCCAGCGAATGTGCCTCATGTGACGCAGGCCATAGATTGTGATGGTCGTACATTGAATACTGATCAGAGTTGGCAGTATATTAAACCTGGTGAAATGAAAACCTGTGGCGGCTGTCATGTACACTCCAGACCAACTGAGATTGAATTCTCACAGTCGTACGCTGCTACTAATGACTACACTATACCGGTTCTGGGGCAAGGTGAGGTGCCGTTGTTGAATGGGAAAACCGGCAATGTTGTCAATACCCGCACAGTAAATGGATATGGGTATAGGCCAACTTTGACGCAAGATATTAAGCCTATATTTGATGCGCATTGCGTGTCATGCCACGGCGGAGCCAGTCCTGCCGCTGGACTCAATTTGTCAAATACGACTACAAATTTGAGGGACGGCGGGGTTAATTCAACGTGGTTTTGTCTGGTTCTCGACAATACGCAAACATGCGTTCCATCAGGGTTAAAAGTCAGCGTTTCAGGCATGTCGGGGAATAGTTTCAGGCGACCGCAACTAACCAAATATATGCGTGCATTTAATTCGCGCAGCAGCCTACTGTACTGGAAAGCCGCTAATCAGCGTACTGACAACAGAACAGACGGACAATTTAACAATGATCTGGATTTTGGTGCTGATCATCCAACGACCATAACAGCCGAAGAGCTGGGTGTTTTGTCACGCTGGATTGATATAGGTGCGCCATCAGGCCCTCAGGAGCTGAAAGATACCGCAAAACCAACGTTGCACATGGCCGCAACCGTGGTTGATAACGCGATAACGCAGCTGCTAATCGGGACTGTTGATCACGGCGCTGGGATTAATACATCATCCCTCAATGTATGCCTGGTTTCTGGCGCGTCTTGCGGGACAAATCTGGCTGGTAGCGCTCATCAACATGGCGTTGTTGTGGTTAATCTGGCATCTGCTATTAGCGATTCTAATCAGTTGATAAGAGCCACTGTGTCTGATATAGCGTCACCTCCAAACACTACACAAATAGAGCTGACGGCCGGATTTTTGATTGAGCAGGCTGATGGTGTGGTTATTCCTGAAATCTCAGTGTCGGCGGGCGGTGGAGAGACAATAAATGCAGGCGACACATTCAGCAGGACAATATCGTTTATTGATGGCGAGGATAATGATTCACCGGGACGAACGTATTCAATAGATTGGTGCGGAACAAACCAGAGCGGTTCTGTTTCTGCCGGAAGTTTTTCTTTCGGCATTAGTCGGCAATTTAACACTGCTGGATCATGCCTGGTGTCGGTAACTGTTACTGATGGTACCGGGGAGTCTGATTCTGGATCATTCACTATAACAATAAATGATGTTGGTCCGTCACCATCCGGCGTCGCTATAAGCGTCGGTGGTTCTGGTGCTCTCAGAGAAGGCGGTGTTTATAGTCGCGTGATCAGTTTCGCTGATGGTTCTGATTCTGGAAATAATGGGTGGACGTATGAGTGTTCTGTAGGTGGGTCATTGTATACAGGCAGCATTTCTACAAGCGAGCGGGCGTTTGTGTTTTCACACACATTTCCGCAGGGTGACTATGTTGAGACTGTATCATGCACAGTAACGGATACTGTAGATGATTATGATACGGCGACTTTTTCTGTGCTAGTTCAAAACTCACCGCCAACGGCTCGGATAACTGGCAATAATACGGCAACAGCAGGAATATCGTATTCAATCATATTGGATATGAACGATTTTGGGGTTGATGATGCGCTGGTTAGCTATGATATAGATTGGGGTGATGGCACGGTTAACGCGCTGACATCTCACACGTACAGTGCTGCCGGTACTTACACGATCAGGGTTATAGCATTTGATAATGACGGCGTGTTTATTGCAGGACAGAAGCGCGTAAGGGTGTCTGAGTGAACAAGTCATTTGATTGCCCGAAGGCCGAAGAAGTGACTGCGCAAGGTGTGAAGATCGACCTGATACTTAAGCACATCGAAGAAATTAAAACAGAGCTCCAGCTGAATACTGAAGCCAGGATATATGCTGAGGGGCTTAGAGCCGGACAGAAAGAAGGTATAGCGAAATGGATCAGTTGCTCGGTTGCAGCTGTGAATGTGGTTGCGCGTGTGGTGGCTGCTGGAATAATGCTCGGCGTGTTGATTGCGGCAGGTAATACGGTTGGCGCAGTTGATTTTGTCATTAAATTCTTTGGTAAGTGATTATGCGGATAGATCAGGCTGGCATTGATTTCATAAAAGCAGCAGAAGGCGTTAAGCCGTTTGTGTATCTTGATGTAGCCGGATTGCCGACAATTGGTGCAGGTCACTTATTGACGCGCGATGAACTGACGAGCGGCAAGATTATGATTGCTGGGTATGCATATAAATATCAAGACGGTCTATCGGATAAGTTGATTGATTTATTGCTGAAACAGGACTTGCAGATAGCTGAGACGGCAATACAAAACAATGTGAAAGTTGATTTGAATCAGAATCAATATAACACTTTGGTTTCATTTGTCATCAATATTGGGGTTGCGGCTTTTAAGGAAAGTACTTTGTTGAAATGGTTGAATGCAGGATTACACAGCAAGGTTCCGGTTCAAATGCGCAGATGGATATTTTCAGGTGGTCAGCAGATCAGAGGTTTAAAGAATAGGCGCGAGAAAGAGATAGCGCTATGGAGTAAGAACGATGAGAAACGCGATAATTGAAGCGATGGCGAGTGATATTTTTAGGGTGTCACTGGCATCTGGGTTGGCTGTTGGTATATCAACCGCAATAGCAGTATCAATTTTCTGGGTGGGGATATTATGATCTGGAATCTATTAGCCCCAATAGTAGGGCCGGTAATTGACAAGCTTGTGGATCGGCTGCCGAATCCAAACGAACGTGCGCGTGCTAAAGAAGAAATGGAACGCGAGTTTATGCAGGCAGTGAACAACTCAACAGAACTGCAAGCAAGGATCAATTTGCAGGAAGCGAAACACAGAAGTGTGTTTGTTGCCGGATGGCGGCCATTCATTGGCTGGATATGCGGTATTGCGCTGGCATGGGCATTCCTGGTGCAGCCCGTGGTGGTTTGGGCTGTTGCTGTATGGGCGCCAGAGGTCACTGGATTGCCGAAGATCGAGACTGAAGGATTGTTCACTTTAGTCTTGGCTATGCTCGGAATGGGTACGTTGCGGACGTTCGAGAAGACCAAGGGCGTGAATGGGCAGTAAACTGCTTGCAGATTTAAGCAGATATGGGCACAAAAACAGATCACGAAGGGTTATTCAAAAAAGGCCGTAGCGGGAATCCTTCTGGGCGGAGAAAGAAAACAGAAGAGGAAAAGCAGCTTGAAGCGCTGTGCAAGGAAAAGACTCAAGACGCGCTGAATACCATTCTCCTGATTATGCAGAACGGAGACAATGAACGGAACCGTTTAGCTGCTGCACAATATGTAATCGATCGAGGATGGGGCAAAGCAAGGCAGGAAGTGGAACACTCCGGCAAAGATGGTCAGCCAATCAAAATGAACATGGTGGTAGAGTTTGTTAGACCTAAGAAGTCAGTTTCCTGAAAAGCTGGAAGGAATATTTGATCCGCACCGGTACAAGGTGATTTATGGTGGCCGTGGTGGCGGCAGATCATGGGGTGTTGCTCGCTATCTGTTGATTGAAGGCGGCAAAGAACCGCATCGTTTCTTATGCACTCGTGAAGTGCAGAAGAGTATCAAGGATTCAGTTCACAGGCTGCTGCAGGATCAGATCAGTGTGCTGGGCATGGATCACTTCTATGAGGTACTGGATACAGAGATACGCGGCTTGAATGGAACGGTGTTTGTATTCTCCGGCTTATCAGATCAAACAGCCGAATCTATAAAAAGTTATGAGGGTGTAACGAAAGCCTGGTGTGAAGAAGCGCAAAGCATCAGTAAGAAGTCGTGGCGTATGCTGATCCCGACAATCAGGGCTGAGGGTTCTGAGATATTAGTTACGTTCAATCCGGAATTGGATACTGACGAAACATATCAGAGGTTCATTGTTAACACGCCGCCGGATGCATGGCTGTGTGAACTGAATTGGCGTGACAATCCGTGGTTCCCAGAAGTATTGGAACAGGAAAGGCTGCATTGCAAGGAAACAGAACCGGACGAGTATGACAATATTTGGGAAGGTAAATGCAGGCCTGCTGTAGAGGGCGCTATCTATGCAAGGGAAATTGCAGAGGCATTGTCAGATCAGCGCATAGTCAGGGTGCCATACGATCCACGATTGAAAGTTCACACCATATGGGATTTAGGCTGGAATGATTCAATGGCTATTATCCTGGTGCAAAAGGTGCGCTCTGAGTTGAGGATAATTGAATATATCGAGGACAGTCACAAGACTCTGGATTGGTACGCCGCAGAACTCAATTCAAAGCGTTATAACTGGGGAACTGATTGGTTGCCGCATGATGGCGATGTAAAGGAATTCAGGACAGGAAAAAGCGCTAAACAGATACTCCAGCGATTCAACAGGAAGGTTCGCATTACGCCAAAGATCGGTGTGGAGG